TTATTTGGATTTATCTAAATATTCTTCTTGAAAACAATATGTTTTATCTATTCCATCCATAGTCTTGCATTTAAAAATATTAGGAGACATATAACCAATGACAGTTAGTTTCATATTTTCAGGTTTGTATATTACAATATCTCCTTTACAGAATTTAGTATTAGATGGAAAATCTTCTTTATCAGGTTCAATATTATTGGTTATGTTACTTGTTGTTGGCTCGAATTTATCTTTATCTTGAAAGTCTTTTTTTAGGAATTGCTCCATCATATTCTTCATTTCACTTACATTGTTAGTCATTCCCCACACTTTGAAAGACAGAATGATTTGAAGAATACCGAATACGATAATGATGATTGATACAATGTTTAATATCGTTTCCATGATAATTCGTTTTAATGTTTTTGGCAAAAATATCTCAAAAAATAATCACTTCAAACAAATACACGACAATTATTCCGTTGTCGTATATTAAACACTTGAAAAATCGCTGGGCAACTTGTAATCGCCGAACTTAGCACAAATGAAAAAATAATGGAGTTTAGAGGAGATACATCTGGATTGGATGAATTACTTGAAAGTATAGATGACGAGTATTACAATACTCTTTCTCAAATAGGGAGAGATGCAACCCGAAATGCAAAGATTAATAGGACTTATGAAAATAGGACTGGAAATTTGAATAATGCAAATGGGGGATGTGTTGTTCGTAATGGGAAGATAGTGGATATGTGGGTGGAATCGGACGGTTCTCATCCTGATGCAGTCAAGAATACGGAGAATTTTCTTATATATTCTGAAAAACCGAAAGACGGGCTTTATTTGGCTAACGGTCAGCCTTATGCAAGCTATGTCGAAAGCAAAGGGTTTGAAGTTATTATGACTAATGGCGTCTTGTATGCTGGTAGACAAATAGAAAAAAAATTATAGATATGGCAGGTATTATTTCAAATGTAGACAGTGATGTTCAGAAGTTGCGCAAACTAAAGAATGAGATAGAGAATGTCAAGAAAGCATTGAAAGGTATTAATATTACGGTGGATGTTGATATAGCTAAAGGCTTACAGTCGCAGTTAACCTCTCTGATAGGGCAATACGACACATTGGTAGATAAGATTGCGGTAGCGGAAGGGAAAATAATGCTTTCGGTCAGTCGAATCAATAAAGCTACTGAAAAGATTGTTCAAGCGCAGGAGAAAGTTTCTAAACCCGTAGATATTCCTGCACAGACGGGTAATGTGAATACACAGACTAATACGGCTGAAACTGCAAGTATTCAAGCACAGGCAAAGGCTTATGATGATTTGAGAACCGAGATTAACGATATTCTTGGTACAAGGGATGCCAATGTTAAGCGCATGGTAGAAGAAATGAATACCATTCGTTTGATTAATGCTGAAATCAAGAAGATTACTAAGTCTCAAGGAGAATCATCCTCTTTATCTTCTACTCAACAAAGAAGGCTTGAACAGCTTAACAATTCACTGCTGACACATAAAACCGCATTGTCAGAAGTGAGACAGACATTAAACAATAATGTCAAGCTGGATAATGCTGCTGCTACATCAATGAATGGGTTATCACAGTCCTTGTCTAGAATGAAAATGACTTATCGTGAGTTGACGGAAGAAGAACGAAAGTCTCCGTTTGGGAAGGAACTTCTTGAGTCTATTAATCAGGCAGATACAAAAATGAAGGAGCTTGATGCTACAATTGGCAATCATCAACGAAATGTAGGTAATTATGGTAAGCAGTGGAATGGACTCAGTATGTCAATTCAGCAACTAGGACGTGAGCTCCCTTCTTTGGCTTATGGTCCAAAAGTGTTTTTCTCTGCTATAAGTAACAACTTGCCGATTTTAGCCGATGAAATTAGGCGGGCGAGAACAGAGTATGAGCTATTAAAGAAATCGGGACAATCGGCTACTCCTGTGTGGAAGCAGGCGGTATCTTCTTTGTTTAGTTGGCAAAGTGCTTTAACAGTTGGAATTACCTTGTTAACCCTATATGGGGATAAAGTGGTTGATTGGGTTACTGGATTATTTAAAGCAAAAGAAGTAATAAAAGAATTACTTAGTGCTGAGCAAGAAATGGCATTGGCTCGTAAAAAAGCTATTTCTGATTCTACAAAAGAGAGGGCTGAACTTGATTTGTTATATAACAAACTAAAAGGTACTTTCTTGTCAACAAAGGAACGTACAGCAGCTGTCGATGAATGGATGAAGAAATATCCTCAGTATTCTAATATAATGAATGGTGAATTGGTAAGTTTGGGTAAACTTGAATCGGCTTATCAATCATTATCAAAACAAATAATTGAATCAGCGAGAGCCAGGGCATATACCGATAAGATAACAGAACTTGAAACAAAAAAGGATGAAGCTTTACTGAAAAGACAAAATCAATATGTCACTTATCTTAAGGCAATTGATGACTATGATAAAGCTGTGAATGAATATAATGAAAAGAAAGAGACAGGATTTGGTACAGCGACAGCTAAGCTTGAAGCAGAAAATAAGATATTCCGTGCTGAACAAAATATAAAGGATCAGAAGAAGGCATGGATGGATTTGATAAGTGAAACTAAAGCTTATGAACAATCTATATCTATAATATCCAAAAAAATAAAGGTGGATGATTTATATCCTCAACCTGAAGAAGGAACTTATGACTACTGGCAACAGCAAGTGCAGATAGCGGATGTAGCTTTGAAGCAAATAAAGGATGAATATATGGATATTCTCAAAGGAGGAAATGCCCAAGAGATATCTGTTAAAGTTCCTGATGATGTAGTGCAACAGTATAATGTTTTAGTTAAACAAAAAAAGGTAGCAGAGGAGAAATTAAAAATATATGATGATAACTCTTCCAAGCAAGAATCTGCTGCCGAAAAACTCCGCAAAGAACAAGAGAAATACGCCCTTCTGATGGATAAGCAAGCATTAGAACAGAAACGTTCTGCTGAAGATTTGCAAATGAAAGTTGATGAAGCTCGTATCAAAGTAATGGATGAAGGTTCGGCCAAGACCATTGCTGAAATGGAACTCAATTTTGAAAAAGAGATGCAAGCTATCGACCGACAGAAAGAGGATGCTTTGCGGAAGAAGATTGAGGATGCCCGTACTGCATGGGATGCTAATCCGGAAAATAAAGGAAAGTCCTTTGATGGAAGTGGGATTACACTATCTAAGGATGAGAATACACCATTTAATGAATTGTATAAAGGTGGAATAGCCGCTTTCGAAAAGAACTTAAAAGAGTATCAAGATAAGCAGGATGATGCTTGGAATGAGTATTATATTAAGTATGGAGAATATCAGGAAAAACGCAAAGCTATCATGGATAAATATGATAAGCAGATTGCGGACGCAAAAGAGGGGAGTGTTGAAAAATCCACTTTTATTGCCCAGAGAAAAGAAGATCTTGATAGCCTGGATGATGAATTGATGAAAAACTCAGAATTATGGGGAAGATTTTTCACAGATTTCTCTAATCGTTCTTCATCGTCAATAAGGAATATAATAGAGGATATTCAAGAGCTTATTGATTATATGAATGGGATAGAGGGAACTAAAATACCCGATTTGTTTAAGGATAATGAAAAGACTGTGAAAGCTATAAATAATGCTATGGCTAATCCTTCTTCCTTAAATAAATTTACATCAAGTCTTTCTTCTCAAATAGCCAAATTCAAAAAGATGCTTGATAAGGATAATCCATTCAAGCAGATTCAAGAGGGATTTAAGAATAATGATTTTGAAAGTACCTCTAAAGGGTTCAGTGGTATAGCATCAGCTGTGAGAGAGTTGGATGGCGTTCTTGGAGATTTGGGTGTAAAATCAGATAGTACGGCTGGAAAGGTTACTTCTGTTTTAAGTAGCACCGCTTCTTATGCGGCAACTGGTGCATCTATCGGTGGACCTTGGGGTGCAGTTATCGGTGGAGCAATAGGCATGGCTTCAGGATTAATAGGTGTTCTTGGCGCTGATTACTCTGCCTATAATAAGATGAAAGAGGAGTACGGGGCGCTTATTGATGTTTGGGATATGCTTATTAGTAAGAAGCAGAAATATATAGATATATCTTATGGCGATGAAGCGCGTAAGGTTGGGCAAGAAGTACTGGACTTATTGAATAAGAAAGCTCAAAGCAATGTTGCACTTGGGGTAGAGAGGCTTAATGCAGGGGCGAGTGCAGGTTCTCACTCCATTGGCGTTCGTCAGAGAAAAGGAATGTCAAGCCAAGGGTGGGATGAACTTCGTAAAGCGGCACAGTCTATTGGATTCGATTACAACTCGGTTGCTGACGGTCGTATGACTGGACTATTTTCTCTTACAGCGGAACAATTGGAACGTCTACAGGAAGAAGCACCTACGTTCTGGGCGAAGTTGGACGGTGATGTGCAAGGGTATTTGCAAAACATTATTGACTGTTCTGACGAGATAGAGGATATGAAGACAAAGCTTCAGGAAACAATGACCGGAGTTTCTTTCGATTCTTTCTATGACAGTTTTGTTTCTACTCTTTCTGATATGGATAAGAGTAGTAAGGATATGGCTGATGATTTCGGGGAATACTTGAAAAATGCCATATTAGAAAACCTTGTGGCAAATAAGTACCGTAGTAAAATAGAAGCTTTGTACAAAGATTGGGCTGCAAAATCAGACAGCAATGGGGATGGGATTTTTGACCTAACAACTCAAGAATCGGCAGAATTGAAAGAAGCACAGAAGGCGTTAGCTGAGCAAATCATGGCTGAGCGTGACGCAATGGCTGATGCTTTTGGCTGGGATTCTTCATCTACTTCCCAATCTTCTACATCAAAAGGCTTCGAAGCCATGAGCCAGGATACCGGGGAAGAATTGAACGGTAGGTTTACTGCTTTACAGATTGCAGGGGAAGAAGTCAAGAATCAGAATGTAATTCAATCTCAATCTCTGAATTTGTTAACCGCCAAGGCTGACACTATACTCTCTGTTAATACAGAGACAAGAAATATCGCTGACGACACAAGGGATTTGATAGCACAGTCTTATCTTGAACTGGTGCAGATTTCGGAGAATACAGGGGCAATCGTCAAACCTATTCAACAGATGCAAAGAGATATAGCAGAAGTTAAAAAGAATACAGCAAAATTATAGTCTATGAATGAATTATTGATAAATAACAAGGATGCTTACGCTTTATGGGGTGTGAGAATGGGAGAGGGGTTTCTTGATGTAATTGGGGCAGCCGTCCCCATGAAAGACTTTATTGAGAATAAAAGTCGACTTGAACATGGGAAACGGGTAATAATTAGTAATCCTAAAGTCGATGAGAGGGAAATAACTCTTTCGTTCACTATCGAGGGTAATTCTCAGTCTGATTATCAAGCAAAGAAGAAAGCTTTCTTTGATGAGTTGTATAAAGGTGTGGTTGATATTAAGATTCCTGCTAATAGTAGCGAGGTTTACCATCTTATTTATACTGGCAAGAGTGTCACTTATGCTCAGAGCTTAGATAGGACTTTTGGTAAGATTTCAAGTAAGTTTTCGGAGCCGAATCCGGCTAACCGAACCTAATTCACGACATTGGTTTTATTGTCGTGTATAAGAGTACCCAATTTTAGGCACTCTTTTTTTTATCCCCGAACTTTGGGGTGTTATGATAGTAGACATCAAAAATATATCGGGTGCCATTCTTCTTTCAACCATCATCAACGAAGGTTGCAAGCGGAAATTCACACTACAAAAGGAAGACTACATCCTGTTGAAATTCTCCCTTGAAAGTCCTGTTTATTTCAAGCTCGGCAGCTATGTTGAATGTGACTTCGGACTATTTGAAGTGTGCGACTTGCAGAAACCCACCTTCGACACCAATACCGCAGGCTATGACTACGAACTCCGCTTGGAAGCCTACTACTGGAAATGGAAAAACAAAATCTTCAAATATACCCCCGAGACGGCCGGACAGGAAGCGTCCTGGAACCTCACTGCTTCACTTGATATACAAGCGGGTATAGTCCTGAGAAATTTGAAAGCTCTTGGTTACACATATAAAGGACAAGATTTTGATTTTTCCATAGACAGTACTGTAGAGAACAAGGCTCAGTTGATGACCTACGACAATATCAACATACTTGATGCCTGTTTCGAGATGGCGAAGAAATGGGATTGCGAATGTTGGGTGACAGAGAATATCATCCACTTCGGTAGATGCGAGTTTGGTGATCCTGTAGATTTTGAAGTCGGTGTGAATGTAGAGGAGATGACACGTTCGGATTCACAGACAGCTTTTGCTACACGTATCTATGCCTTCGGCTCGACAAGGAACATCCCGACCAATTACCGGCCGGTGGATGAAAGTATCGTTGTGAATGGGATCGTACAGAAGCGCCTAATGTTGCCTGTAGGAACGCCTTACATAGATGCTTGCCCCGACATGTCTACTGAAGAAGCTATTGAAGACGTTGTTGTCTTTGATGATGTTTATCCACGCCGGATAGGTACAATGTCGGATATCACTACTAAGGAATACACTGATACCATCGAAAACGAAGACGGGACGACTACTAAAGAGAAGTGGAACGCCTATCGGTTTAAGGATGCTGGCATCACCTTCTCGGAAGATTACATTATTGCAGGTGAAGAACTCAAAATCAAATTTGAGTCCGGCTTATTGAATGGAATGGAGTTTGGCGTTACCTTCAATCCGGATAAGGTACCTGAAAAGAATGCAGACGGTTCTTGGAACCCTGACGCCCAAGTATGGGAAATAGTTCGTAATGAAGATTATGGCAGACCCATTCCAGATGAGACCTTGAAGCCGAAAGACGGAGATACCTATATTCTTTCTGGTTTCGATACCAAGTTCGTTTCTGTTCAGATGATTCCTGACGCTGAAAAGGAACTTAAAGAAAAGGCGGAAGCTTACATGGATAAGGTTAAAGTTGATCCTTCTACCTATTCCAACAAGATGATGTCCGACTGCATGGTAAATGAAGACGGTACATCCAATCTATTTGAAGCCGGAGATAGGGTAAACCTTATCAATAAAGCTTTTTTCGAGGCTGGTAGTCGCCAATCCCGTATCATAGGGTTTGAATACAACCTTGACTGTCCTTGGGACTCTCCGATATATACTGTCGGTGAAACAGCCTCTTATTCCCGTATCGGTGAGATTGAAGATAAGGTGGATTCACTGACCTACAAGGGGCAGACTTATACAGGTGGGGGTAGCGGAGTGTATGTTATCGGAATTAATGACAGTACACAGCCAACAAACAGGAATGTCTACTCTGCGAGACGTACATCCTACGAGATAAAGGAGAAGGCATTGAGCCGATTAGTGAAGGACAAAGCCGCTGGCCATATCACGTTAGCTAATGGTAGTACTGTTGAGAATGGCTTGATTGTTCGTCTTCCGAAGCAAGACACTCCAGCCGCTTTAATGTCTTGTTTGCTTGAAGAAGATATTGATACTCTTATAGAAGAAGACGAGGACGCTATCATGGAGATCGCTCCGGCAGAAGCATCGGGCGATTTGACGCTCGGCGGATTATTGAACGTTGTACCCGCTGCCGATTCAGTAGATGATCAGGAGGATTATGTTATTGTAAAACTCAAAGGAGCGGCAGAGTGGACATTGTTACCAGTAAGTAGCATTGGCGGTGGCGGAACCGGAGTGCAGCGGAATGTACTGATCCAAAACGACCTTGACAGTCGTAATATATCAGCCAGTAAAGGCGAATCATGTCTTTTGAAGTTTACGTTTATTAGCCAGGAGCGTTACGGAATAGGTGATGACTATGAGAATACGGGTGAACGCGGCTTGTGCCAGATATCTATAAAGAATGCGGTTAACGCAGAGTTTACCGTTGTCAAGCAAATGTATATCCAGTCCGGATACAGTAATACTGTGGATGTAGGTGAGTTCCTGTCTTCCGGCAGCAACCAGATTATGATAAAAGTTACCGGTGAGATCACGGAGATGACCACGGCCGCTTTTGTCTATACGGTACAGCTGACATCCCTTTCCATTGCGGCTGATAACTTCCGCTGGTGGACGGCCTTTACCGGAGATAACATCACAGTCCCTCTGAATATCGGTGGTAATATATCCAAGACGCTATACGTAGCCATTACAGGGCCGGGTTATAACAAAAGTTATGATGTCGCATTGGGTACGGCTGTATATACTGAGACATCCTATAACTACCAGCTTGTGCATCCGGGTAAGTCTGGAGTATACAAAGTTTCCATGTACGTGGCCAACAGTGACGGCAGTATCCGGACACGTACCATCTCTTACAATATCATTTGTGCGGTTACCGGGGATGCCATCAAGTTGATTGCTATCGATAACATATTGGAGAAGGCAACGAACTGGTCTGAGAATGCCCTTTTCGACTATGCAATGTATGACAGTAATAATGCAATCACAGCCGCTCAGTTTACGGTGAAGAAAGACGGATCACACGTTTATTCATCTCTTGATGACCGTATAGCTACGTCATCAAAGCACACGTTCTCGCTTCCGTTGGAGATCGAGACTATTGATAACGCTGACTTTGATATTATTGTGGGTGTTACGGACGGCAGCGGTGGAGCTGAGCTGACCGCTTCTATGACTATTCCTGTCAACAATTCATTGGGATTCTCATCCGTTGCCGGTGCGGTATTCTACATGAATCCTCGTACCCGGTCCAATAACCAAAGCAACTACCAGTCCGTGGTTAATGAGATGACCGGAGAAACCATCCCGGCAACTTGGCAGGGTATGAACTGGGGCAATGATGGCTGGACGTCAGATGCGGATACGAATAATGTTCTCCGGGTGATGGCGTCAGCAAGGGTTGATATCGGGTATAAGGTATTTGCGAAGGAATCGGCACGTATAGGTAAGACCGTGGAGGTTGATTACAAGGTAGACAATGTGACGGACTTTAATCATCCTGTTATCCGTATGTCTTCCGATGGAGATTCTTTCGTAGGTTTGCGTGTATTTCCGGATAATGTTGTGATGTTCACCAATGGCCTTAAAGACAAGGATAAACAGGGAATTAATCTTTTTGAGGGCAAGCGTCTGCGTCTTACACTTGTGATCATGCCGGATGCTTACGGAAATCCTGACTTTAACCTCTGTATTGTTTACGTGAATGGCGTGAAGAACCGGGAGTTCACCTATAAGAATAATGACTACTTTGCACAGAATAGTGACATAATCATAGGCTCCGACTATGCGGATGTTGATGTCTATGGAGTTCGTGCGTATGATTCCGCGTTAACTTCAGAAGCCGTTTTGCGCAATTACATCAACTGGCTTACTGACAATTCCGAAAAGACCCGTGTTCAGGAAAGCAATGATGTAATGGACGGTAACGGGTCGGAAATTGACTTTGAGAATGTCAAAGACCAGTTCAATGTGTTTGTTTTTGACAATGCATATCCATCATTGGCCAACCCTAATAAGATGAAAGGCATATTGGAAGTATTCTTTGCTGATCATCCGGAATGGAATGTGGCGATATCGAATGTCGAAGCTAAGGGGCAGGGTACTTCTTCCATGCGTTACTGGAGATGGAATGTCCGGTACACGCTTGATAAAAAGCTGTCTATTGTTACAGCGGCGGACGGTTCAACCAGTTCCGGCGGTTGGGCAATGACTCCGGCACTGGCAAAAGCAACGAAGATCACTGCAAAGAAGAACTTTGCTTCATCCATGCATTCACACAAGGTCGGCTCCGTTAATTCTGTGGATGACCTGTACCGGGCTATGGGATATCTGAATGAAGCCATGCAGACGGAGAAGTATGCAAACGCTCGTGTAGCGGTGTATCAGCTTCCGTTCGTGGCTTTTGAAAAGTCTATCAATGACGAGGGTAAAGAAGTATATACTTTCAGAGGATTATACACGATGGGACCGGATAAGGGAGACAAGAACACCTTTGGCCATGACACTGATATCTTTCCCGGGTTGATCTCTATCGAGGGGGCGGATAACTCTCCGCTGTGCGCTTTGTTCCGTGTGCCTTGGAGTAGCCGGATGCAGTACAACGAAGAGGAAGAAGCCTTCCAGTACAATGGTGCAAACTCATGGGACTTCGGTGCCGGTGAAATTACTAATATCAGTAAGTGGATTCCTGCTTATAATATTGCATATCAGTGTAGCAATCGCTTGAAGCCGTTTAACGGTACACTGGCAGAACTGAATGCTCAGGTGGCGACTTATCGTAATGAACCTTACGAATTTTGGATCGCAAAAGCCGGTGATCCTAACTTGTATAATGTCTACTACTACGAGGCATCCGAAGGGCGGTTCATAGCTTCAGATATCGGCAATGGTACGATCAATCTGAAGACTCAACTCAGCACATACCTGGCTGACAACTTGAGTCCGTTCACAGCTGACCAGCTGAACGAACTGTTCATCAATGCCCGTATCCAGAAGTTCCGTGCTGAAGCTCCTCAATATTGGGATATTGATGACGCCATCCTACACCGGAACTGGGTTGAATTTCATGCGGGCACGGATAACCGGGCAAAGAATACATACCCGTATTGCTTCGGCAATGCCGGCAGTAAGTGGAAGTGGCGTTATGATGACTTGGATACTATCTTTGATACGGATAATCAGGGGCAGGCGAAGAAAGGCTATTATGTAGAGTTCCACGATACTTATGATACCGGCGGTTCTGTCTGGAATGGTGAGACGTCCAATTTCTGGAATCTCCTCGATCTGGCTTTCCCGGATGAAATCATAACCGGTATGCGTAAGATGATGACGAAGATGGAAGAGCTTTCCGGGGTGAAATCTGGTACTGACTTTGATAAATTATACGCCTATTTCAAGAAGTATTATTTCGATCAGGCACAAGAATATTTCCCTCAGAATCTTTATAATGCAGACGCCAAGTTTACTTATGAAGGTTCCAAAATCGCATACGATAAAGCAGAATATACCAATGATACTGACCCGATTACACAGTCATTGGGTGACCACTATGCGGCAGAACAGAGGTGGATCACTAAGCGCATATTATACATGATGTCTAAGTATTCATATGGCCTGTTTTCAGCTGATGGTACCGACAATATTACTGTGCGTGCCGCAGGTAATACAATTGTTTACAAATTGACTCCGGCAATGGATATGTATCCTGCCATTGCCAACGGTACATCCATTATTCGGGGAAGCCGTACCAAAGCCGGAGAGGTTTGTGAGATGCTGATTGAATTGTCAGGTTCCGGAGATCAACAGAACACTATCCAAGGCGCATCTTACCTACAGGATATTGGCGACTGGCATGATAAGAATGTCACCGGTTCTATGATCATCCAGGGACGGATGCTCCGGGATATCCGATTGGGAAGCAAGACTGGTACAATTATTATCTCTATCACATCGCTGACAATCGCGAACTGTGTGTCGTTACAGAATCTTGATTTGTCTCGTATATCCACGCTTACAGGTACTCTAAACCTGCTTACGTGTACGCATTTGAAGAAAGTATATGCAGGTGGCACTTCTTTAACGCAGCTTGTTTTGCCGAAAGGTGGAGGGCTGGAGGTGATTGAATACAGTGAGTTTAACCAGTATATAACCTTGCAGAATTATCCATTGCTGACGACTGATGGCGTGCTGATGGATTATTGCAAAGAGAAGGTGACGGACTTTCTTGTGGAGAATTGCCCGTTACTGAAGACTATGAAACTGCTTTCTGATATTATCGAGGCACAGCAATTACAAGGTACTGAGCATGTGCTGAAGCATATCCGTGCAGTGGGTTTCGACGAGAATTACTACACGTACGAGACCATCGACCTGCTGGCGGTACTGGCAAACGGCACCTACGAGGGGCTGGATTCTTCGGGCTTGGCGGGTGACGAGCAGCTGCCCGTGCTGGACGGGAGGGTAACGGTACACTCCAAGTATTATCAGGACTCTGTGGACGCGCTGCGGGCTGTATTCAACAGGCTGGAACTGATACTGGACGGTGAGAGCGCCATCCGCTTCAAGGACACGGAAGTATTGAAGGTGCTTGTTGCGAATGCCGGGATGGGAGACATGCTGAGCCGGACAGACTTGGCGGGGCTGACAAGTATAGGAACGTGGTTCAAAGGGAATACTCTGGTGCGGAGGTTCGATGAGCTGGAGTACTGCACGGGGCTGACAAAGATAGCAGATGAAGCGTTCTCCGGTTGCGTCTCGCTGCGCAAGGTGACGCTGCCGGCTGGGTTGAAAACGATAGGACAGAATACGTTCACCAGAACCTATATAGAGTGCATGGTGGTTCCGGAGGGGGTGACGGAGGTGGAGAAAAACTTTCTGCATATGTATAATGTCAATACTCAATCGAATACCACCCAAGTTCGTTTGATAGACCTTCCGTCCACGCTGACCGTGCTGGGCGATGCCCCCAATTACAACGGCTCTCCCTCGTCCAGGCTCAACCTCATCTGCCGCGCCACCGTCCCGCCCACATTCAGCGGTTTTTGGGGATATACGGGCGGCACTCCGGGCGCAATCTATGTGCCCGACGGCAGCGTGGATGCCTACAAGACAGCTACGGGATGGAGCGGAAAGGCAAGCTACATACAGCCGCTGGGCGGTTACGCGAAGAACCTGCGAAGCCTGTCCGTCAGCATGACAACGGGTGGAAAAGGCACATCCGCCAAATTCGCCGCTGAGTACACACCCTCGGACACCGTACAGACCTTCGTGGACTGGACCGTAGTAAACCAGACACCGGGCATGGAGGCTGTGGTAGACGAGACCGGAATACTGACGTACAAGGCTTCGGGCACGGTGACCGTGCGCTGCGTATCCATCTACGACGAGAGCGTCAGCGCGGAGACCACCGTGGAATTGGTATATACGGCGGACGCGGGCTTCGTCCTCCCCGATGGCATCTACACGCCTGCGGGAGCGTTCTCCTTCGACACTGGCATCGTTCCATCACTCGACCTCAAGATAGAGATTACCGTGTCTCCGGCCGCCGATTCGTTCGACGTGCTCGGCTCCCGTACCTCCAGTGCGGATACGGCACGTTTGTTCCTCTACTGGGGTAACGGCATGATGAACGCGGCCATCGGAAACGCGGTAACAGGAAACAAGTCCGTCACGCTTTCCGCGTCCAAGGACATACCGAGCGTCATCACCTTCGACAAGGACACGCTCACCGTGACGGACAAGGCCTCGGGAACGGTGAAGCTGTCAGCCGCCATCGGAGCGACGGCCGTAACCGCCTCCTCACGCTCCATCCATATCCTGAAGTTCAACACCCCGGAGAGCGGCAGAAAAGACTTCTCCGGCTACTTCTTCGGGGCGAGGATCTGGAAAGACGGGACGTTGGTGGCGTCATACGCTCCGTGTCTCAACTTGGACGGCACGTATGGAGTATACGACTCGGTAAGCGGAAACGTGCTGCTCAATACGGGTAGCGGAAACGGAGTGACGACCGCGTGAGAGGGGGCGACGGAACGGGCTTTGGAACAGCTTACAGGTTGACCGATTACTAATGATACAGATTAAAAAGAACAAGGATATGCAGATAACGGAACAAAAGACAACAGTATTGACAGCCGCCGACGGCAAAGTGCTGCGTCGCATCAGCGACGGGCACATGTTCGGCAAGGAAATCTATTTAGGATATACGTACTACCTTGGAGGCAAGCCGCTCGATGAGCCGCTGATGGAACTGCCTGAACACTACGAGGAAGTTGACGAACCGGAAGAATCAGCGGCAGAGACAGCCGAATAAGCGGAACTTAAATAAAGACTGAATAAGATGGCAATATTAAGTACAGCAAAGATCGTAGGTATGCTTGCCTCGGCAAAGAAAACCGGTAAGCAAGTGATGAATGCTGCCGGAGAATGGGTGGCGGAAGTTGTAGAAGACTTCATGTCCGGGTTTGCGGGTTATGGTTGGAAAATCTGGGAGTACGTGAAAGGTAAATGGATGCTTGAGATCGACTCCATCCGGGTGCGTGAACAGTTTATTGTGTTTGAGATGCTGGTGTCAAAGATGCGGGCGATAATCGGTTCATTGGGCATCTCGCAGGCGTGTGGTAAGATAGCTACTGTTACGCTATCCGAAGATGGTACGGAGTATCTTATCACCTTGGAGGATGAGACCATGAGCTTTGTAGCTCATGACTTCATGCGGTGCCAGACCTATACAGGAACTAAACAAACGTTCTATCATGTCGAGATATCTTCCGTTGTGGAAGATGTGATTCATGTGCCGGTGTCCGAGTTTGATAAGGATACTGAAGGGATTGTAACCAATCCTCCGGAGGTTGGAAACGATATCGTGCAATTCGGTAACTCGGTCAACAAGAATCGCCAGTCCGCAATCTACATCCACGCTGATGAGAGTGGCCAGCCTGCCATTGATATCATGTTCGATATTGACAGTAAAGACTGGACCGGTAAGATTAAGACGCGCCTTGGCGGTGATATTCCCGGGGGAGATGGTACCCGGGGATTCTATTGCGAAAACGGCATGATCAAAGGAACCGATACCGGCGGACATACGGTATACTGCATCCATCCTGACGGTACCGCTGAGTTTGGCGACGGTTCCGCTAAGTTTGCAGCGGATAAATCCGGTAAACTTGCCGGTGGTGCGATATCATGGGTATGGGATGCGGACAAGAATAAATTTGTCTGTACAATGGGAGATGTTATCCTAAAATGGGATAACCTTGATGATGAAGTTAAAGAGAATCTTAAAGGTGAAAAGGGAGACAAGGGCGACAAGGGAGATACCGGTGATAAAGGTGGTGATGGTCTCAATGGTGCTGACGGTATTAATGGTAAGGATGGCACATCAATAGTATGGAAGGGTAGCTATGTCTCGCATCCTGCTAATCCTCAGAATGGATGGGCATACAAAAACACTACGGATGGTAAAAGTTACGTTTACCAGGATGGAACATGGTATCAGATGACTGTTGACGGTGTGGACGGTGCCAATGGTAAAGACGGTACAGATGGACTCGATATTGTTTGGAAAGGAGATTTATCCACACCACCGGCAAATCCTGTAAAGAACTGGGT